AGGAGTCGATCATGGACAAGAAAGATTTAGCGCAAGACAAAAAGATGATTAAATCTGCTGTGGGCAAGCATGAAAAAAACATGCACCCCGGCAAAAAACCCACCAAGCTCAAGGCTGGTGGTAAGACCAATAGCGACATGCTGAAGTATGGTCGCAACATGGCCAAGATCATGAACCAGCGTTCTTCTGGTCGCGGAGGCTAAGATGGCTGAATACAACCAACCCAAAACAATCCCAACCGTTGACGTGTACAACCAGCCAAATAAGGAATATCTGCGCGAAGCAAATGTTTCTGTGGCCAATGTACGCAGCGGTGACTACCCGCCCATGAAAACCTCCGGCATTGTTGTGCGCGGCGGTAAAGCGCAGACCAAAGGCAAAATGGCTAGGGGCCCAATGGCATGACCTACACCGAGTTGATTGCCGCTATTCAGTCGTACACCGAGAACACGTTCCCGGCAACGTACCTGTATGACAATTCAACTGTGTCTCCCCAGACGCAGTTGAATACCTTCATTGAGCAGGCTGAGCAGCGCATTTTCAACACGGTTCAGTTCCCCTCGTTGCGCAAAAACGTGACGGGGATAACCTCCAGCGGTAATAAATACTTGTCGTGTCCAGCAGACTTTTTGTCTTCGTATTCGTTGGCAGTCATTGATGCTACAGGCGCGTACGAGTATTTGCTGAACAAGGATGTCAACTTCATCCGCCAAGCCTACCCACAGCCAACCGATACAGCCATCCCCAAGTACTACGCGCTGTTTGGCCCAACGACTACCAACGACCCAAGCCCTGTAATCACAAACGAGTTGAGCTTTATTCTTGGCCCAACTCCTGATGCCGCTTACGACGTTGAGTTGCACTATTACTACTATCCAGAATCCATCACCACTGCGGCATCAGGCCAAACTTGGTTGGGCGACAACTTTGACTCTGTGTTGTTGTACGGCTCCTTGGTTGAGGCTTACACCTTCATGAAGGGTGAGCCAGATGTTATTGCTGGCTACAACCAGAAATACATGGAAGCACTTGGAATGGCCAAACGTCTGGGCGATGGTCTGGAGCGCAGCGACGCGTACCGAAGTGGCCAGTACAGAGAAGCGCCGCTTCCTCAGAATAATGGGGTGCGTTGATGGCTTTTACCGGCAACTACACCTGCAACGTGTTTCGCACTGGCCTGCTGGAAGGCTTGTACGATTTCGGCACAGGCACAACGGACGTTTTTAAAATTGCGCTCTACACCAATGCAGCCACGCTTGATGCGGCTACCGCAGCTTATACGTCTACGGGCGAAGTTGTGGCTTCTGGGTATACAGCAGGTGGCGAGATTCTGGTAATCAATCAAGTCCCCACTACAGGCAATCCCCCTAACACAACCGCATACTTGTCCTTTGCCAATGCCTCATGGACTGGTGCGTTCACAGCTCGTGGCGCACTGATCTACAAGGCAAATGGCACAACCAACCCCGCAGTCTGCGTGTTGGACTTTGGCGCAGACAAGACTTCAGCCAACACATTTGTGGTGCAGTTTCCTGCGGCCACTGATACAACCGCAATCATCCGCATCGCATAAGGAGCGACTATGTTTAACGAAAAAGCAACTTCAACAGACACCGTAAGCGCGGGTCTTGTCGCTCGTACTGGAGCTGACTCTGGCGCTCGTGCAGGCGGCGTATTCCATGTCGAGTGCCTTGACAAAGACGGCAACCTGAAGTGGAAAACTTCCGAGCACAACCTTGTGGTTAACGAGGGCTTGCAAGAAATGAACACCGAGTTTTTTAAAGGCTCTGCCTACACTGCTGCGTTCTTTCTTGGCCTGATTACTGGCCCCGGCTCAGGTACAACCTTTGCCGCCGCTGATACTCTGGCCTCCAAAGCATGGACTGAGTACACCGATTACGCGGGTTCACGCAAGGCCGTGACATTTGGTACAGCTACAACCGCAGACCCGTCCGTCATCAGCAACTCAGCATCCCCTTCCTCTTTCGCCATTTCTGGTGCAGGTGGCGTAATTGCTGGCGCATTCCTGTGTACCGTGTCGAGCGGCACGTCCGGCGTGTTGTTCTCTGAATCGGACTTCCAGTCTCCCGGCGACCGTACCGTTGTGTCTGGCGACACCTTGAATGTGACCTACACGTTCAGCCTCGACGCTGCTTGATGAGTGTTTGGAACATCCGCATTTGCTGAAACCCCCTATGCTGCATTGCCAGCAGGGGGGCAAGTGCTTGATAGTTCTATTAGTGAATCGGCAACAGCCGCTGATCTAGCAGCGGTACTTGCAATATTTCAGTCTGCCCTTGCGGAAACATCGACGGCATCAGAAACGGTACTAGTTGCCCCGTCCATATTTACAACAATAATTGACGAGTTTGCGCAGGGTAGTGAAACTGTATCTTCACTACCGATTTACGCCTGCGATATACAAGAAAGTGCGACTGCTGAAGACGCGGTATCAACCCTCGCGGATTTCTTGGCGGACATCACTGAGACTGCGGTGGCCGTGGATGACACAACAGCACTTGTTGACTTCATAGCAGATGTCCAAGAGCAAGCTGTCGGGGCGGATGCGGTAGCTTCCAGCGCAGACTTCCAAGGCAGTATTTTGGAAACCGCCACTGGGGCCGATAGCGTAGCCGTAGCTGCTTCAAATTTCAACGCAGTAATTGCCGAACAAAGTTCAGGTTCGGAGACGGTTTCCAGTTTGGTTGACTTTGCAGCAGCCCTAGCCGAAGCCGCAACCGCCTCAGATGCCACATCAGCGTTGGTGGATTTTGCCGCCGCCATAGCCGAAGCTGCAACGGCGCGGGATGTTGCGTCTGCCTTGGTTGACTTTGCAGCGGCCATAACCGAGACTGCCCAAGCCTTTGAAACGGTTTTAGGAGGTCTTGTGTACGCGGTGTTTATTGCGGAGATGGCGCAAGGGCTGGACACACCGTCTTCAAACGCAGATTTCAATGCCGCAGTGGCCGAGCTTATTTCTGGTCTGGACACACCCAGCGCAGCCGCCGGGTTTGGTGTTGCGGTTTCTGAGGCTGCGGCTGGCTCCGACAGTACTTTGGTGGCCCCCTCCACCTTTAATGCCTCCGTCAGCGAAACGGCGCAGGTGTTAGATGCGGTCTTTGCAAGTGCGGTCTTTTTTGCTACCATTACTGAAGGTGCGGTGGCCGCAGATCAGATCATTGCACGGCTGCTTTGGGAGATCATCAACGATGCGCAAACAGCAGATTGGGGCAACATTAATGCTTCCCAGACAACGACTTGGGCTACGATTGGAACAGCCCAGACCAACGGCTGGCAAGACATCAATTCTGCCCAGAATGCTGGTTGGACAGTCATCTACGACGGTCAAACTGACACATGGCAAGTAATTAAAACGCAGGGTTGAGCAAATGGCACTCGTAGTCAAAGATAGAGTTCAAGAAACCACCACTACAACTGGCACTGGAACACTGACTCTTAACGGTGCGGTTTTTGGTTTTCAAACTTTTGCAATTATTGGCGACGGCAACGTCACATATTACGCAATTACAGACCCGGGTACGGGGAGTTGGGAAGTAGGTGTTGGTACATACACAGCTTCGGGCACAACATTAAGCCGTACCACTGTTTTTGAGTCTAGCAATTCCGGCAGCTTGGTTGATTTTGCCGCCGGAACAAAAAATGTGTTTTGTACATACCCAGCGGAAAGGGCGGTGTATTTAGATGCAGCAGGGTCTGCTGTAACCCTTTTAGATATTGGCACACTGGGCGCAAGCACTGCAAACATCACGACTGCGAATATCACGTCCGGCACAATTACCACAACCCCGGTAAACAACACCGACATTGTCAACAAAGAATACGCTGACGCCATCGCATCCGGCATTCACTTCCATGAAGCTGTGGGCTACGCAACTACCGCAGCGTTACCTGCCTGTACATACAACAACGGCACATCTGGGGTAGGAGCCACGCTGACTGGAGACGCTAACGGCGCTTTGACGGTTGATGGCCATACGTTTACTTCGCCCACGGATGATGGAACACGGATTCTGATTAAGAATCAAGCAAACGGAGCGCACAACGGCGTTTACACGCTTACTCAAGCGGGCAATTCATCGCCGGGTGCGCCGTTTATTCTGACCCGATCAACAGACATGGATACTGTTGGAACCGGCGTTGACCAGATTGACGAGGGTGACTTTTTCTTAGTGACCAGCGGAACTGCTAACGTCAATACCGCTTGGGTACAGCAGACTGCTCCTCCCATAACGATTGGCACAACACCGATTATTTTCCAGCAGTTTTCCGCCCCTATCACCTATACCGCAGGGACAGGACTGAGTGAGTCCCCGTCCTACACATTCAATATTGCCAACACTGGTACGGCGGGTACGTATGGCTCCGCCTCTAACGTCCCGGTATTCGTCACCAACGCGCAGGGCCAAGTTACATCGGTCACAAATACAGGTATTGCTATTTCTTCGGCGGCAGTTTCAGGCTTGGCAGCTTCAGCAACAACGGACACAACTGATGCTTCAAACATTACTTCTGGTACGTTGGGCACTTCTCGGCTGTCTGGCAGCTACACGGGCGTTACTGGAGTCGGTACTCTTACTGCTGGTACTTGGAACGCTACAGCTATTGGTGCTGTTTATGGTGGTACTGGTCAGTCCTCTTACGCTGTGGGAGATTTGCTATACGCAGATACGACTACATCTCTGGCCAAGCTCGCGGATGTAGCTGTTGGCAACGCTCTGATCTCAGGCGGCGTGGCTGCGGCTCCAAGCTGGGGCAAGATTGGTTTGGCTACGCATGTCAGCGGAACGCTCCCAGTAGCCAATGGCGGCACGGGAAATACAACTGGCAATGCAACGACTGCAACAACAGCAATAGCGGTAACTGCAACAGCGGCCAGCGGTATTCAATCCGCATATCAAGCAGCTTTTAACGTAACAACTCCCGGACTTGGCACTTACGGCATCCATTTCAACGGGCAAACTACGGCAGATTTTGCCTCTGGTATCACATGGAACGGCGGTACAACAAGTACAAACTCACAAGCAGGTATTTATGTTCAAGGTTCTGGTGCTTACGGAACCAAGATGTACATTGCCACAACCGACAGTTATGCAACTGGAGCAAAAACGGCGATCAGCATTGACCACAATGGCGCTGTAAATATTCTTCGCAGTTCATTGACAGTGGCTGGGGCAATCAAGCGCACCGCCGCAGGTCAAGGATATTTGAATGGTGATTACTCCTCCGCAGAAAGCATCTCCACAACGGGCGTAATCTACAGTATTGGTGGAGTCTACGTTCCCACTTCCACAAGCTACAACAACATGTACGGCGTTGCCTATGCTTTCTCTGGCCCGGGAAGGCCAATGGGCAACGTCGCGGGAATTCCTTCAGATCAGTGGGCTTTCGTTGGTCTTGAGGCGGGCACCCCAAAGTGGGCGCTTTGTACTAGCAACGGCAGCGCGTATTTTTCAGGCAGCGTCACTACCACAAACGTTAACGGCTTTACGCCAACGGCATCAATTGTGGGCAATCGGCTCGTTGCTACTGATGCGAACGGCTACATCTTCAACAACTATTTCAACTCAACCGACAACTCGCAAAGTTCTGGTGTCTCCGCTGTTATGGTCAAGGCGGGGGATAACTACTACCGTTCAGGTACAGCAGCGGCAATAGCTACATTTTTGTCCGGGCAAAATTTAGGTGTGGGTGTTGGGCAAACTTGGCAAACCGTGTCACGGGCGGCTGGTACGTGGTATCAAAATACAACAGGTCGAGTAATAGTTGTTATTTGGAACATGCAAGGAAGTCAGAACCGTGTTTACGTTGGAACAAGTACGTCATCCTTCATTACCGTTGCTGCAAACAACGCTGGCGGAGCAGGCCAGTACGAACAATACAACGTAACTCTTGTTGTCCCTGCTAGTCACTACTATCAAGGTACAGGAAGTATTCAATTCGTGTCGGAGTTAAGATAATGGAGTACGGTTTTTATCATCCAGAACAAGGGTACTGGCAAGCAATCAGTGAAGTACCCCAAGAAATATTGGACTCCTATCCAGAAGGGACTATTTCCGTACCTTTGCGGCCAGATGCCAACCATCAGTGGGAAAACGGCGCTTGGGTGTATGTAGCCCCAGAACCTTTAAGCGATACTGAGCTTGCTGAACAGGCGCGGTTTACTCGTGACCGTCTTTTGGCAGAATCAGACTGGTCACAATTAGCAGATGCACAAGCAGCAATGGGTAGTGCCAAAGCGCTTGAGTGGGGCGCATACCGCCAAGCGTTGCGAGATGTGCCTCAACAACTTGGATTTCCTTCAACCATTGAATGGCCCGTAAAGCCGTAACCCAATCAAGGACACGCTATGAGCAGCACATATTCAAACAGCCTTCGGGTAGAGTTAGTTGGTTCAGGAGACCAAGCCGGTGCGTGGGGGGCAACCACAAACGGCAACTTTTCAAACATTTTTGATGTCGCTATTGCCGGGTATCAGACCGTCAGTGTCACAAGTGCCAGCCAAGCTCTGACTTATTTGAACGGCCCGACCACAACTGCGGCATTGAACCAGTCTGTGTACGCCATGCTGCGCTTCACAACAACTACCGGCGCGGCGTTCAACGTCTATGCTCCCCCGGTGCCCAAGCAGTACATCGTGTACAACAACAGCGGTTACTCGATGATCCTCTACAACTCGACTGTGATTGGTAACACCACCGCAGCGGGCACAGGCGTCACGGTGACCAATGGCGCAAAAGTCATGGTGTGGTCTGACGGCACAAACTTTAATGAGCTGCAAGCTCAAAATTTAACTGGAACTTTGGCTATTGCCAACGGCGGCACCGGGCAAACTACAGCCAACACGGCTTTCAATGCTTTGGCCCCGAGCCAAGGAAGCGCCAACGGGAAGTATCTGAAATCCGACGGCACAAACACAAGCTGGGATCAAGTTGACATCAGCACCAGCGACATCACAGGTGTTTTGCCCGGCGCAAACGGCGGTACAGGCGTAGCGAATACCGGTCGGACAATTACGCTTGGCGGAAACGTGTCTACTGCGGGGGCATTGACCACATCGGGTGCGTTTGCGACAACACTGACTTCAACTGCCACTACTTCTATTACATTGCCTACAACCGGCACATTGGCGACCTTGGCGGGTTCGGAAACTTTAACTAACAAGACCTTGACCAGCCCAGTGCTGACAGCTCCTGCGCTCGGTACGCCAGCCTCTGGCAACCTCGCCAACTGCACATTCCCCACGCTGAATCAAAATACAACTGGAACAGCGGCTGGCCTGTCTGCAACTTTGGCAGTGGCTTCAGGCGGTACAGGCGTAACCACTGCTTCGGCAATTGCAACGCTTGTTGGTAATTTGTTGTTTCCTGTTGGGGCAATCTACTCCAGCACATCTGCAACCAACCCCGGCACGTCCCTTGGCTTTGGTACATGGACAGCCTTTGCCGCAGGCAGAACGCTCATTGGTAACGGCGGCGGTTTCTCTGCTGGCGCAACAGGCGGTAGCGCAGATGCAGTTGTTGTTAGCCATACTCACACGGCAAGCACCTCAATTACTGATCCGGGTCACTTCCACACCACTGCTGTTAACTATGCTGGCGGCACGACTGCAAACGGTATGTTCTCAAACTCAAACCCGGGCAACCCCTTCAGCACAAATTCAGCAACCACAGGCATTACCGCATCAACATCGGTCACATCATCTGGCGTGTCAGGAACAAACGCAAACTTGCAGCCATACATTGTTGTTTACATGTGGCAGCGTACCGCCTGACGGAGTAAGACATTGATCCGATCAGCATCCTCTTTGCTGCAAATGCTTGTGTTGCCGCCATCAAGGAAGGGTGCGAGCTTTACAAGCAGGCCAAGACTTCTTTCATGGAGGTCAAGGCTACAGTTGATGAAGCTGTTGGGATCGCCAAGGAAGTTCATGGGTTCTGGGGCAAACTTGCCAAGATGTTTGGCGGAACCCCCGCCCCTGCCACGCCCAAGCCTGTGGCGAAAAAGAAGGAAAAGTACGTTGCTGTTGACGAATCCAAAGTCATGGCGGATGTTGTCAGCCAGCTTACTGAGTTCTTCAAGCTGCAAGAGCAGTTGGCGGCGCACATAAGGCAGGAGGAAGAAAAGAGCCAGACTGTCTACGACCCCAATGCCAACTTGATGGAAGCAGCCCTGAAGAGGGTTATGGCTCAAGACCAGATGGCTGCGTTGGAAGTGACAATCAGGGAAACGATGGTTTATCAGTCCCCACCAGAAATGGGTGCGCTGTATTCCAAAGTGTTTGAGATGCGTGGCGTGATACAGGAGGAGCAGGAAAAGGCAAGGTTGAAGGAAGAGGCGCAGGAGAGGTACAAGCAATGGCAACGACGGGAGGAAAAAAGAAACTTCCAAGCAAAGTCGGCGTATCTCGTAGCGACTATCCTATTCCTCCTTTACCTGTGGTTGTGGCTCCTGTTCGTCAGTCGTTTGGGGAAGACGTGATGGGCTGGATTGCTGCTTGTGTGTTGGTCGCCCTCATGCTCCCAGTGCTCGGGATGTTGTACTTGGACATCTTGGAAGCCAAGCATGAAGTGAAGACGCAAACTGAGAAGCTTGAGCGGTTAAGGCGTGAAATTGAAAGGGAAAAACGTGAAAAGAAGCCTAGCGATACTATTTCTGATAACCCTGTATTTGATCGGGTGCGAAGACCGTTTCCGTTACGCTTGCCAAGACCCGACAAACTGGAATAACCCCGAGTGCAAGCCCCCGATCTGTACTGCCACTGGCACTTGCCCCGAACAACTTGTTAAACCTGAACAGGAGAAAAAGTGATGCCTACTGTTGCCTACAAAACAAACAACCGCCTGACCGCCGAAGAGATTGAGGTGCGTGTCTGGGCTTTCGTGATTGTGGTGCTGGTCAGCATCCTGCTCGGAGCGATGGCCATGTTCCTGTACTCGGTGACCTACGTCACCCAACCCATGTCCGGCATGGCCCCAATCGACAAGATTTACACAAGCCAGATTAGCACCATCATGGTGTTCATCACTGGCGTTCTGGGCGGAGTGGCAGGTCGGTCAGGTATTAAAGCTGTAGCCAATGCGGTAGCCAAGGCCGAAGCTAACGACAACGATGAGCCACCCAAGCCATGAAAGGTTTACTCTCTGGATTGATTGCCTTGCTGCTGACCTTCGGCGGCGGGTATTTCTACGGCAAGTATGTTGAGAGAGAAATTCAACAGGCCGAGGTTGACCGCCTGAACACCGAAGCACGGGCCAAGGAACAGGCTCTAGCCGCTGCCGTAACCACCACTGCTGAAGCATTGAGGAAGACGCATGAAAAAGCCAAACTTGCTACACAGCAGCGCGATGCTGCTATTGATTCTGGCGCTCTCAAGCTGCGCGTCAAAACGACCTGCCCCGTACCAGCCTCCCCAGATCCCGCCACTCCCACAGGAGATAGTGGAGGAGAAGCATCAGCCGAACTTGACCGAGAGACTGCTAAAGCTCTTGTCGCCATAACCGACGAAGGCAACCGAGCCATTGAAAAGCTCAACGCCTGCATCACCCTTTACAACAACGCTAGGAGCGCCCAATGAACCTGACCGCTAACTTTTCCCTCCACGAACTGACCAAATCTGAGACCGCTTTGCGTCTGGACTTGGATAACACCCCCGGCGAAGCCGAGACTGCGAGCCTGCGCCTGTTGTGCGAGAAAGTCCTTCAGCCCGTGCGCGACCACTACGGCAAGGGCGTGAAGGTGAACTCAGGCTACCGCAGTCCCGAGTCAAATGCGGCTGTGGGCGGCTCCAAGACTTCTGACCACTGCAAGGGCCAAGCAGCCGATATTGAGATTCCCGGTGTCGCAAATGCTGACTTGGCGCAGTGGATCATGGATAATCTGGACTACACGCAGTTAATTCTGGAGTTTTACACCCCCGGCATCCCTGATAGCGGGTGGGTTCATGTGTCGTACGACCCGAACAACCTGAAAAAGCAAGAATTGACTGCGACCAAGGTAGCTGGTAAAACACAGTATCTTCCCGGTCTTGTAGCTTAAGCGAGCCAAAAATGCCATTACAGAAACTTGAATTTAGAC